CCCGTCTCGATTTCTGCGCGGGTCTACGGTTTGAGGGCGCGTCCCCGATCTTGTGCGATCGGCAGCGCGAGCTAACGGTGCTCGCAGGAATGCCCGGGAGCGGCAAGTCTCACTGGCGACGCAACCAGCCTCGCGACGCCGTTAGAAACGCCCTCACGCTCGACGGAGGCCGTGGGATGGGCACCGGTGGTCAGGGTGGCATGTCGTCGCTCTACGGACGAGCTAGGCGGCTGCTGGTAGACGGCGATCCTGTCGTCGCGGACGTGACAGCGTGCCGTGCCGATGACCGGGCCGAATGGATCGCGATCGCCCGCAACGCCGATGCAACCACCCGCATCGTCGTGTTCACCACCCCGGTCGAGGTCTGCGTCGCGAGAAACGCCCGCCGCCCGAAGGGCCGCCGGGTGCCAGATGAGCGCATGGCGTTCTACGCCGGCATGCACACCTGCCTGCCGACGATCGTTGCCGGAGAGGACTGGGACGAGGTGGTGATGGTCGATGGCAGGTAGAGGCCCGGCCCCGAAGCCGAACGCCATTGGGCGAGGACGTGGCGTGCAGGTCGTCCACGAGGTCGCACCAGGTGATCCGTGGCCCACTCCGGAAGGCAACTGGCACCCGAAGGCGGTGCGCTGGTGGCAGCGGATGACGTCATCGCCGACGGCGGCGCTGTGGGATTCAGACGCCGATTTGGAACAGCTCGAGCGGGGCATGGCGCACGCTCACCAGTTCTGGACGAAGTTCGAGGCCGGCGAAGACGTCGACAAGATCGAGGCGACGTTGATCCGGGTGGAGACGGTGCTGTGGCTGAACCGGGCGGAACGGGCGCGGCAGGGCATCAAGGCCGACGTGGACGGCGCGCCGAAGGCGGCGGCGCCGGTGTCGCAGTCGCGTGCCCGGCTGCGGTCGGTTGACGATGCCGTGGGTTAGCAACGACCGTTGGGAGGAACCCGAGCTCACGTTGGGCTGGCTGATCGCCGACTGGGCTGAGGCGTACCTGCGGGTTCCTGGCGGCGCCCAGTACGGCGAGCCGTTGGTCCTGTCGGGCTGGCAGTTGCGTGCGTTGGCGGATTGGTATGCGATCGGCCCGGACCGCCGGTTTCTGTTCCGGCGTGGTCAGATCCGCATGGCGAAGGGTACGGGGAAGTCTCCGTTTGCTGCGGTGGTGGCCTGCGCCGAGTTGTGCGGGCCTGTGGTGTTCGACGGTCTGGACGCCCAGGGGGAGCCGGTGGGCCGCCCTCGCCCTGCGCCGTTGGTGCAGGTAGCGGCGGTGTCGGAGGACCAGGGCGGGAACACGTACGGGGCGTTTCATGCGATGTTGCAGGAGTCGCCGCTGTTGGACGAGGCCGGCGTTGATCTTGGGGTGACGCGGACGGTGTTGCGGGGCCGTCCGGGGAAGCTTGAGGTTGTCACGGCATCGGCGGGGTCTCGTGAGGGCCAGCCGATCACGGCGTGTGTCCCGGACGAAACTCACCTGTGGACACGGTCGAATGGTGGCCGCCGGCTCTATGCGACGTTGCTGCGGAACGCGTCGAAGATGGGTGCCCGGCTGTTGGCGACAACGAACGCGTGGGTGCCGGGCGACGAGAGCGTGGCGGAGCAGGTGGAGGCGGCGGCGGCGAAGGCGCCGGGGATTCTGGTGTACGGCCCGCAGTACGAGGCCCAGGTGGAGGACATAACCGACCTTGAGGCCCTACGGGCTGGTCTGTCACGCACGTACAAAGATGCGCCGTGGGTCGATCAGCAGCGCATCCTGGTCGACTGTCAGGACCCGGACATGACGGCGGAGGACGTGCACCGGTTCCACCTGAACCGGCCGGTGGCGGCGGACAGCGTGTTGTGCGGGACGCCGGTGTTGGCTGGCGACGAGCTCGAGGCTGGCGCGCCGGTGGCGGTCGGGTTCGACGGTTCCCGCACTCGTGACGCCACGGCCGTGGTGGCGGTCAACATGCTGTCCGGGGTCGGCTACCTGTTGGGCTACTGGGAGCGGCCGTTGGGATTGTCGAAGCGGGACCGGTGGGAGGTGCCCCGTGGGGAGGTGGCGTCGGTGATCGACGCTGCGTTCTCCCGGTTCCGGGTGGTGCGCCTTAAGGCTGACCCGTCGTACTGGCAGGATGAGCTGGCTGGTTGGAAGCAGGTCCACGGAGCGGACGTGGTGGACCGGATGCCGGTGTGGCAGTCATCGCTGGTGGACCAGTGCACGGAGGCAGCGCAGACGGCGCTGGCTGCTGGCGGTCTGCGATTGTCGTCGGGCCGTGAGTCCGAGGTTTTGGTAGCGCAGGTGCAGCGGGCGTCAGTGGTGCGTCGGCAGGTTGGGTCGAGGACGCTGAGGTCGTTGGCGAAGCCTGACGAGGGCGGCCGGATTGACTCGGCCGCCGCCTTGACGTACGCGTGGCAGGCGCGCCTTGAGGCGTTGGCTAAGGGCTGGTCTGCTGAGGTGGCGCCGGCCGTGTCGGCGTTTGTGCTGTTCGGGTGAGGTCACCAGGTCCAGATGATCCAGCCGATGACGGCTGCGACTCCGAGCATGGTGAGGATGGTGACGGCCTTGTTGTAGCTGACCTTCGGTTCCATCGGGTTGAGGTTACGGCGCTCGTGGCTTTTCGATGCATGCCGTGACGTGGCATGTCGTTACCCGTATGCTATGAGCGTGGGTCGTGTCGCTGACATCGTTCAGGTGCTTGCCGTTGTCGGCGGCTGGGTTGGTGCGGCTGTCGAGTTCCGGGGTGTCGGGATGATGGCCGGAGCGGTGGTGGTGTTCGTGATCGGGTGGGCGATGCGGTTGAGCGGGCAGCAGTGAAGTTCGGGCAGGTCATGCGCGCCGCGCTCCCCGGCGCATCGGGCGCGCAGGAACGTTCGCTTTCGTTGCCGTGGCCGATGCTCGACGCCCTGCGGTACGGCGGGAACACCTACCTGTTGAACAACCAGACGTACGGCCCGCAGATCACGGCCCCATTGTCTGGCGCTGCCCATGCCCTGGCGTCCAACGGGGTCGCCTATGGCATCTTCCGGCAGCGGGTCGACTTGTTCGCTCAGGGCAAGTTCCGGTTCCGCCGGTTCGGGAACCCACGACCGACTCTTGCCGACTCGTTCTCATCCGAAGCGCTTGGCCGGGTGCAGCCCGAGCGGGCGTTGTTCGAGCTGTGCGAGATGTCCGCTGCTACCGGCGGCGCCGGCTACTTCGTGGACGACGGCCCGGCCCTGCGCCGGCTCCCAGCCGAACACTGCACCATCGTGCTCGGCTCCGACCGCTACCCCGACGATCCTCACCTGGCGTGGGACGCCCGCAAGATCGGGTTGATCTACAAGCACCCAGGCGGCGGTGACCCTGAGGTGTGGGCGTGGGATGAGGTGTACCCGTACATCCCGGAGATCGACCCGGAGAACCCGTGGCGTGGGATCTCATGGCTGCGCCCGGCGATGGAGGACATCGAGTCCGACAACGGCGCGCGCCGCTACCTCACCAAGTTCTTCCACAACCACGCCACCCCCAACACGGTGGTGGTGTTCGCCTCCGATGTCCCCATAGCGAACGTCGAAGCGTTCAAGGATCTGTTCCTCGAGAAGCACGCCGGGGTTGAACGGTCGTTCCGCACGGCGTTCCTCGGTGGCGGCGCCGACATCAAAGTGGTCGGTGCCAGCCTCAAGGAATTGGACACCGCCGATGTCCGCCAGCAGGTCCACAAGGACATAGCCGCTGCCGCTGGGGTGCCGATCATCGCCGCCGGCATCGAGCAGGGAACCTACGCGAACAGCAAGGAATCGAAGCGGGCGTTGGCCGATAGCAAGATCCGTTACCTGTGGACGGTGGTGGCTGAAACGTTCGCTCCTGCGATCGCTGTGCCGTCGGAGGCTGAGTTGTACGTGGAGACGGCTCATATCTCGGCGTTGCAGGCTGACGCTCTCGACGACGCCCAGGTACTTGCTGTGCAGGCGCAGACGATGCGAACCCTTGGCGATGGCGGCTGGGAGAAGGCGTCGGTGGTGCAGGGCGTCGTCAAGGGCGACCTGTCGATGATCCAAGACACGGGGTTGGTGCCTGTGCAGCTGTTGCCTCCGGGCATGACGAGCGATGGTGGTGGGACGAATGGCTGACCAGGTGCATGAGCGGGCGTTGTCGGCCGACCTCGGCGAGTTCGAGTTCAGGGCCGCCCCCGACGGCGACGGCCTGTCGGTGTCGGGGTACATCGCCAAGTTCGGTGAGCGCACCACGATCGAGGATTGGCTGGGGAGCTACACCGAGGAGATCAAGCGGGGTGCGTTCGCTCGCACGCTTGCTGAGCGTGGCCCGGCGAAGGTGAAGATGCAGTTCAACCACGGCCATGACCCGGCGTTTGGTGCGTTGCCGATCGGGGTGTGGACGGACTTGCGCGAGGACCGCAAGGGGCTGTGGGGTGAGGGCCGTATCCACGACACGTGGCACACCATCCCGATCCGGGCAGCGATCGAGTCCGGCGCGCTGGATGGCATGTCGTTCAAGTTCAAGGTGATCAGCGAGAACTGGCGGAAGGCGTCGGCGGCTGGCGAGGCCGACCACCGGCAGTTGACCGAGGTCGCCTTGTTTGAGGCGGGTGTGGTTGTGCACCCTGCCTATGAGGGGACGTCGGTCGGGATCAGGTCGCGTGCGTTGGACCTGTTCCGTGAGCATGTCGCTAGACGTGAGGATGACGCCGCTACACTTGGCGGCGAGAGCGAGGCCGTCGCCCCGGTTGGCGACACCGACCCGAACAGGGCCGAGGCCGATTCCCCGGCAGGAATCACCCGGCGAGAGATGCGCATGCGTGCGCTGACTTCCCTAGGAGTGATTCCGAGTGACCCGGATCGAGGCGCTGCGTAGCGCCATCAACGCGAAGGTGGAGCGCAGCAACAGTCTGCGTGCCGCCCTCCAGGAGTACGCCACCCGTGACGGTGATCCCACCGACGAGGAGCGTGCCCAGTTCGCCGCTGACGTAGCCGAGTTCGACGCCGCGGGCCCCGAGATCGAGCGGATGCAGGCCGAGCTCACCCAGCTCGAGACCATCGCCAACGCCCCGGAGCGGGCGCAGGTGGCCGGCGCGCTGAAGATGACCGTGGCTGTCGCCGGTTCAAAGCAGCAGTCGATGCGGATGGGTGTCGAGTTCGGCGCCCCGTCCGAGGTGCGTTCCGCTGCCCTGCGTGCCGCCGAGGAGGAGATGGTCGAAGTGACCGACTCCCAGCGCGCGCAGATCGCTGACGTGATCCGCCGGCTCGACACCGATGATGCTCGGCTCTCCCGGCACGTGATCGCTCACAGCCGGCCTGAGTACCGGTCGGCGTTCAACAAGCTGTTCCAGGCGTCGATGCGTGGCCTGCCGACGGCGCACCTCACCGACGACGAGCACCGTGCGCTCGAGCACGCCCGTGCCGTGACCATCACCAGCGGTTCCGCTGGCACTGCGATCCCCACGCCCCTGGACCCGTCGATCATCCTGACGGGCGAGCACAGCGGCTCCACCAACCCGTGGCGTCGGATCTGCCGCAACCTCCAGACCATGTCGAACACCTGGAACGGGGTCACGTCCGCTGGGATCACCGTCGGCTACGGCGCCGAGGCCGAGGAGGCCACCGATAACAGCCCGACGCTCGGCACCCGGTCGATCACCTGCTACCGCGGTCGCGGTCTGGTGCCGTTCTCCATGGAGGCTGACCAGGACTGGGCGTCGATGCAGACGGAGATGATCCGCCTGCTGAACGTCGCCAAGGACGACAAGGACGAGGCTGTGTTCTCGGCGGCGACCGCAGCTGCGTCGAACACCCCGAGCGGGTTCATCTACGACTTGGTCACCAACTACAGCGGCCAGATCGTCGCCTCTGCGGGCAGCAACACGTTCGCCGTCGCTGACGTGCACGCCCTCCACGACGCTCTCCCCGACCGGTTCGAGGACGGCGCCGCTTGGCTCGCGGCCAAGGAGACGTACACCAAGATCCGCCAGTTCGACACCGCTGGAGCTGCGACCCTGTGGGAGTACCTGGCGAACGGTCTGCCCGCTTCGCTGCTCGGTTACCCGCACTACAAGTCGCCGAGCATCGACAGCAGCTACGGGTCTGGCGAGAACTACATCCTGCTGCTCGGCCGGTACAACGAGGCGTTCGGCATCGCCGACCGTCTCGGCACCACCATCGAGCTGATCCCGCAGCTGTTCGGCGGGACCAACAACTTCCCGACCGGCGAGCGTGGCCTGTTCATGAACTGGCGCACCGGTACCGGCGTGCTCAACCAGTCCGCCGTCGTCGTCCTGAACGTCACCTGATCGGCCTGAGGAGAAACAGATGTCCGAGAAGAAGCTAGTCCTCGCCGAAACCCTCGCCGCTGCGCGGGTGCTGACCGAGGCCGAAGTCCGGGACTACGGGATCATCGTGCTCGATCCGGGTGGCGCTGCGCGCAACGTGGATCTTCCGGCGACCACCAACCTCAAGGGTCACAGCGTGACGATCATCAATTCGGCCGATGCGGCTGAGGCGCTGACCGTGCGTTTGACCAGTGGTGGTGCGACGGTCGGGACGATCGATCAGTCGGAGAACGCCACGTTCTACTGCTACTCGGCGACCGCTGGGTCGTGGGTGGCTTCGGTGGGCAAGGCGACCTGATCGCACGCTGGGCGGGCGTGTGAGTTGGCCCCGGCAGGTTGAACCATCCGCCGGTTCCCTGCCGGGGCTTCCCTAAGTGTGAGAGGTGATGGGCATGTGGGTTGCGACGAGGCGAGTGGACACGGCGTGCGGCACGGTTGACGCCGGGCGTCTGGTGCCTGACGGCGACCCGATGCTCGACGGCGCCCCCGAGGGCGCGTTCGTTCGTGTCGTCGAAGACAGCCCCGCCCCGGTGGCGGTGGTTGAGGAGGCGACGGCGGAGCCCGGGAAGGTGCGGCGCACCTCGAGGCGGGCGCAGTGAGCAACTACGCCACGCTCGCCGAGCTCCGGGCGTGGGTCGGGGTCGACGACAGTCTCGACGACGACCTGCTCGACTCGGCGTTGACCGCCGCCGAACTGGCGGTGGAATCGTGGTGCGGCCGCAAGTTCACCCAGGACGCCACCGCCACGGCGGCGAGGGTGCGCCCACAGTCGACCGGCTGGCTGTACCTGCCGGCGTTCCGGCCGGGCGGTACGTGCACCGCTGACATCTCAACCCTGACCGGGCTGGTGGTGAAGACGGACGACAACGACGACGGCACCTACGAGACGACGTGGACCGTGACCACCGATTTCGAGGTGGAGCCGTTCGATGGGCCGCCGTTCCACAAGATCATCGCTGTCGGTTCCCGATGGTTCCCGACGTGCTTGCGTCGCCCCTCGGTGCAGGTGACCGCCCGGTGGGGTTGGGCTGCTGTGCCTGAGCCGGTGAAGACGGCGACGCTGATCCTTGCCGGGGAGTACGCCAAGTTGAAGGACGCCCCGTTCGGTGTCGCCGGGTTCGGTGATTTCGGGGTGGTGCGTATCCGGCAGAACCCGAAGGTGGCGGAGTTGCTGTCCCGCTACCAGCACCCGATGGTTGCTGCGGTGGTGGCCTGATGGACCTCGCCGCTGTCTCCGCCGCCCTGTGCGAACAGCTGGGGTCGATCGACAACGTCCGGGTGTACGACGGCTACCAGGACGCCGTGTTCACCGGCACGGGGATCGCTCTAATGGTGCGGCCGGGTGAGCCGTGGGTGTCGTACCTCGAGGCCATGGACGGGGGGTCGTCGACCCTGCGGTACGTCATTGAGATCGTTGTGCAGCGGTCAAACCTCAGGTCGGCGCAGGCTCGTATCGCCGAGCTCGTGTCCGCCGGTGTCGGTAGCACTCGCAGCATCTATGACGCCGTCAAGCCTGATGATCTCCCGCAGACCCTTGGCGGGGTGATCTCCGATCTGGTGCTGCGGCAGGCGTCGGGGATGTCTGACAAGCAGTTCGGCACGTTCGAATACCTCGGGGTCGATATCGACGTCGAGATGATGGCGACAAGGTTGCATGCCTGATGGCTACGTACGTCCAGACCGCCGCACAGCTGTTCTCAGGCGGCACCAAGCTCACCTGCTACACCGACCAGCTGTCGCTCGAGATGAACGCCGACCCGGTCGAGTTCACGAACTACTGCTCGTCCGGGGCGCGCGAGTACCGGCAGGGACTCCGCACCTGGCAGGTGTCCGGCCAAGGGTTCGCCGACTTCGCCGCTGTCGGCGCCACGACCGGTGGGTTGGTGCCGGGCGAGGAGATCATTCCGGCGAACATGTCGGCCACCACCAACCTGACCGTCTGCCCGGTGTCCGGCACCGAGGGCGCGGTCGCTTACCTCGCTGACGGCGCCTACTCGCAGATGATGCTTCTCGGCGGCGCGGTCGGTGATCCTGGCCGGTACGGGTTCACGGCGGTGCCGGCCACGCTGGCGGACGGGCACAAGATGGTGCGGGGTTTGCTCGAGGCGAACCGGACGGTGACGTCGTCGAGCAACACGACCGGCAGTAACACGCTCGGCGCCGTGGGAGCCTCCCAGCGGCTGTCTGCGTCGCTGCATGTCTTTACCCTGTCGGGCACTAGCCCAACCCTGGATGTGAAGGTCCAGTCGGACGACAACTCCGGGTTCACGACCCCCACCGACCGGATCACGTTCACGCAGGCCACCACCCGGTCCGGGCAGTTCTCGTACGTCAACGGGGCGATCACGGACACCTACTGGCGGGTGACGTGGACCCTGGGTGGCTCCGCCACCCCGACGGTGGCGTTCGCCGTCGCAATCGGAATCGCATAAGCGAAGGAGAAACAGTGGCGACCTACGTCATCACCGCTCAGTACGTGAGCATCAACAGCGTGGACCTCAGCTCGTACGTGCGGTCGGCGACGCTCGAGATCAACGCTGACACCCCCGAGTTCACGAACATGGGATCGTCTGGGGCGCGCGAGTACAAGCAGGGCTTGAAGGCCGGCACCCTGAACGTCGAGTTCAACCAGGACTTCGCTAACAGCTCGTCGGCCACCGACCAGGCGATCTGGGGCATGTTCAACACCGGCACGAACGTGGCGTTCGAGATCCGGCCCACCTCCGCCAGTGTCGGTACCACGAACCCGAAGTACACGGGTTCGGTGGTGCCGGTGAACTACCCGGCGGTCGGCGGGGCTGTTGGCGATGCTGCGACCGTGTCGATCTCGTGGCCCACCTCGGGGGCGATCTCCCGCGCTACCTCCTGAGCGGCGGCGGTTGTGCCGTTCGTCGTCAAGGTCACCGGCGCCAAGGAGCTCCGTAAGGCGATCCGTCAGATCGAGGACGCCGCAGCCAAGAAAGGCATGCAGGCCGATTTGAAGGGCGCCTACCGGACCGCGGCCCGTGCCGTGGAGGTCACGGCAAAGATGGAGGCGCCGCGTCGTTCCGGCAAGCTGGCGAACTCGATCAAGGCGAAGGGCACGACCACAGGGGCAAGCATCGTTGCCGGCGGGTTGAAGTCGGTCCCGTACGCCGGGCCGATCCACTACGGCTGGCCTAGCCGTCCGAACAAGGCAAAGGGCTGGAGGGGCGGCGTTATCGCGCCAAACAAATTCCTGACCCGAGCGGCGGCGCAGTCTACCGACGTGATTGTGAGCTTGTTAAGCAGCGAGTTGCAGCGCGTGTTGAATAAGGCGATGCCGGATGGCTAAACCGAAGATCGAAGTCGAACTCACAGCGGACGCCAAGGGGCTCAAGAAGGGCGCTAAGGACGCAGGGGAAGCGGTCGATAAGCTCGGCAAAGCATCCGATGAGGCCGGTGAGAAGGTCAAAAAAGCCGGCGAAAAGGCCGACGAGGCTGGACGCAAGATGGGCGATACGTTCGCCCGCAACAAGGCTGACCAACATCTAGGGACGTTGGGCGAAGCCGTAGACGATCTCGGCATCGACCTGGACAACGTCGACACCAAGTTGCTTGCCGCTGGCGCTGGGCTGGCTGCGCTCGGTCAGGTCGTGGTCGGCGGGGTACAGCAGTGGGGCGAGTACACCGCCCAGGTCCGCCAGTACGCCGACGCCGCCGGCACCTCCACCGAGGAAGCATCCCGGTTCGCTGAGGTGTTCCGCCAGTTCGGCATCGAAGCCGACGACGGCATCGACGCTCTCAAGACCCTCGGGGAAGAGGCGGGGGACGCCCCGGAGAAGTTCAAGCAGTACAACGTCGAGATCGTCCGCGCCAAGGACGGCAGCATCGACCTGGCGGCGACGATGAGCAACGTCGCCGAACGGTTCCGGACGATGCGCGACCCGGCGGAGCGGGCGGCGATGGGCGCCGCGCTGTTCGGGGATAACTGGCTGCGTATCGCCCCGCTGCTCGAGAAGGGCAAGGTCGGGCTCGACGAGCTGTTGAAGTCGGTCGACAAGTCGCGGATCGTGACGGCGGAGGCAGACAAGCAGCAACGCGAGTTCGAGCAGGCGATGCGCCAGTTGCAGGGCACGATCCAGTCGTTGCAGCTGACGATCGGCCGTGAGGCGATCCCGAAGCTGACGATGCTCGCCAAGGATCTGAACACCGTGTCCGGTGCGGTGGAGAACCTGTCCGGCGATCAGGCTGGGTTGAACGACTTCCTGTCGCAGTTCAACCCGATCTCGTCGATCTACTCGGCCCGGATGCGTGACCAGCGGGACAAGGCCGAAGAGGCAGCGAAGTCGGTCAAGGGCATGTCGACCGCTGTGGCTGCCTCCGGGGTCGAGGCCGGGGCGGCGGGGGTGAAGCAGCTCGAGCTTGCCAACGCCGAGCAGCAGGCCGCTGACAAGGCCGATCTGTTGAAGCGCCGCCACGAGGACGTTGCCAGGGCCGCCCAGGACGCAGCGAAGGCGACTGAGACCCAACGGCAGCAGCTCGAGCAGTTGCGTGGCCTGGTAGAGACGGTGGCGGGCACCGAGCTCGGCTACCAGCGTGCCGTGATGGCTACGGCTGATGCGCAAGCGACGTTGGCTGAGAAGCAGAAGGCCGTCACTGACGCCGTCAACTCGTACGGCGATGCGAGCCCTGAGGCGAAAGCGGCGACCGACGACTACGCCAAGAGCCTGTTGGACGCTCAGTCGGCGGCGGACTCGCAGGCGAAGGCTGAGGTGGAGCGGGCGAAGCAGGTGGCGTTGGCGTCGGGGCAGACGTTCACCGCCGAGCAGGCCAACATCGTGTACCGGGACGCGCTGGTAAAGGTGCGCGACGCAGCGAACGACGAAGGACTCAAGGGCGGCCTGTCGTCGCTGATCGGCCTCGTGGACGACACGGCAGCCTCAGCGGGCAACGCAGAAGCGAAGCTGCTGGCTGCGGCGGCTGCGGCGTCACGGCTGGCGCTCGAGGCGCAGAACGCCCTCCAGCAGACATCGCAGGGCACGTTCGTCGGAACCGCCGACAGCGCCGCACGCGGGACTGGCAGCGAGTCTGTGGCGACCCAGAGTCTTGGCCGCCAGTCGGCAGGCCGGCAGCAGGTCGTGAACATCAACGTCAACACGCCGATCGGGAACCCCAGGGACGTGGTGACGTGGATGCGTGAGGAACTACGCAAGGCGGAAAGGGCGCAACGGTGACCACGTTCTCAATTGGGAGGCTCGGGGTCGCTCTCGCCGACGGCGGTGACGGGTTCACGCTCGAGCATCCGTTCTCGTGGCAGCAGCAAGGCCGGCAAGTCACCCTCCAAGGCCGCCAAGAAGCCGCCTCGCAGGCCGCCGCCGTGTTCCTGGTGAACCAATTCAACGGGCTGCACCCGGACAACAACCCGGACGAGACAGCGATCCCCGTGTACTCGTCGACCGTGACCGAGCTCAACGGTTGGTTCACTGTCGTGGCGTCGGGGGCGACGATCACGCCGGGCGCGTTCGGTTCGGGCGGGACCATGTTCATCGACTGGCAGGTGACCCTTGTCCGGGCGTTGTCGTGGTACCGGCCCGGCATCGAAGTGCCGACGGTCTACTCCGGGTTGCCGAACGGGCTGGCGGTCACATCATGCGACCTGATCGAGGCTTACCCAGGTGACGTGGTCCGCTACGTGCACTCGCAGGCGTCGTTCGAGACGACCCGCACCGGGGAGCGTGGCACGGTCACGGTCGGGCCGACGGCGTCGTACACGCCGGGCGCCTGGCCCGGTGCGACTCTGGCGACGGCGTTGTACTCGTGCGCGCCAGACGAGTACTACGAAGGGTCGGCGTACATCGAAGACACCGCGCTCGGGTACACGCACATCGGCCGGACCGACGTGGAACCGTTCTACGCCAGGGTCGGGAACGGGCTGGTGCGCGCCAAGTTCTCCACCACGGCACAGCTCACGTTCCAATGGTGGAACGGGTCGGCGTGGACCGGCGGTGTGGCCCTCAACTTCTCGTTGGGATACGGATCGGGTGGGGTGACAACCACGCTGACGACGGCGTCGTCCATGATCATCAAGAACGCCCCGGACGAATGCATCGTGCGTTACCTGATGTGGAACCAGGGTCTGCGCAGTATGGGCAACGAGTGGGTCGCGACCATCGATCTGGCGTGCCGCCGCGGCGACCGGTGCGTCCGTGCCCTGATGAACAGCTCTGGCGGGTTCGGTTGTCAAATGGCGTTCGCGTCGGCGACAGCGTGCACGTCGAAGTCGTACGGTCTGCGCAGCACCGCCACCACAAGCAGCGAGTACATCGTTCTCGCCACCGACTACGCCACCACGAAAGACACGGTGAACGGCAGCCTGTCCGCCGGTCTGAACTACCCGCCGGTCGTGTACGGGATCGGCGTGTCGTCCGGTGGCGGCACCGGCACCGGCACCGACGACGCTGACGGGATCGGCCGGCAGATGATGGCGGTCTACGGTTCCACCCAGAAGGTGGTGGTGAACTGATGCCGGTCACCGAAACGGTGATGGCGCTCGGCGACTGGAACCTGCGCCTGTCGGACAACACCCCGCAGTCGTTGCTCGACAACATCTCCACCCCGTTCGGGCAGATTGTCATAACCCCGAACCGGATCATCGGTTCCTCGCCGTCCGACACCATCATCATCCCTAACGCCTCGTATGTCGGTGTCGTGCTGCGCCCCGGCCCGCAGCTCGAGCTCGGTGGCTGCGGGCTCGCATGGTTCCTCGGTGACGACAAGGGCGGCGCCGGGGTTCTCGAGTCGGGGATCACGCTCGCCGCCGCAACATCGTTGTCGTCGGCTGTGTCGTCGGCTCTGTCGGGATCGGCGTTTACGGCAGGGTCGATCGGGTCGGGGACGTTGGACGCCTGGTCGACCGGGTTCACCACCCGCCGGGACGTGCTCAACACGTTGGCTCGCTGGTTCTCGTTTGAATGGCGGATCAACCCTGACCGGACCATCGACCTCAAATCGCCGACCTCGCTGTACGGGGCCACCCCGACGGGGGTGATCACACGCCGCGATATCGGCCGTGAGGCCGGGGTGACCAAGGGGATCACCGGGGCGGTGTCGTCGACATGGGATTGGGAGCAGTACGGCACCAAGACCTACGTGTGGTCGCAGGTCGGGTATGGAACGTCGGGCGGGGCGTCGCTCACCTACAAAGACCCCGCCGGGAACGCCCTGACGATCGTCCGGGGCTACGAGTACGCGGATGCCCCGGTCGGGTCCGAGTCGACGATTGCGCAGTGGTGGCTCGGGCAGGTGAGCCGCGAGGTTCGCACCGTGTCCGTGTCGTCGTCGGATTATGCGGTGACGGGGATCGTGCCGTGCGGCGGGTACATCTATCTGTATGACCGGGAGCAGCGGTTGTACGACCTGGCGAACCCGATCCAGTTCGGCGGGCAGATCATCTGGCCTGTTGAGGCGCGGGTGGTGTCGATCACCTGGCCGATCGAGCGTGGGATGGGCGTGTACTACCGGCGGCACACCGGGTCGGCGGCTCGTTGGTATGACCTGTCGGACTATGTGGTGTGGGAGGGGCCGGGCACCCAGTTCGAGGTGTCGACCGGCGCGCAGTCTCTTGCGCCGCCGTCGCAGGCTCCGCCGTTGTCGGCGTTCTTCTCGCCGTGGCAGGACTACGAGGCCGACTGGCGCGGAACGTCGTCGAACCCGTCGATCGGGAACGGCACGTTGAAGGTGTCATTCCGCAGGCTCGGCTCAAGGCTTGAGATCAACGGCAAGATCGTCGCCGGGTCGACGTCCACGTACGGGGCCGGCGAGTACCGGGTGATTCTCCCGCCGAACTGTGCGGCGCGCACCGGGTTCGGTACCCAGTTGGGGAACTTGCTGCTGACCGACACGGGTGGGGTGACGATCCCTGCGTCGTTGTGGGTGGATGAGGGGGCGACGGAGATGCGGTTGATCTACTGGTCGACGTCGACGACGGCGACGTCTGTGACGCCGTCTGCGCCGTTCACGTGGGGCACGGGGGCGAAGGCCGAGTTCAACGGTTCGTTCGAGATCGACCCCTAGTCGGGGTGGCGGGGCATGTCGTTACACGTCAGGTACGATAGGGCGAGGAAAGGTGGTGGGATATGGCTGCGGATGCGATCACGCTGACGGCCGGTGAATCCTTCGACTCGGTGCACAACACGTTGACGTCGACCACGGCGGACGCGATCACGGTGACCTGCACCGGTGAGCCGTACCGGATCGAAGTGTTCAACCGCAGCACCACCCAAGCCCTGTGGGTTGAGGTGACCGACACGGCGGTAGCCGCCGCTGACGGAACCATCTACGTGCCCACCTCGAGCTCGGTGGCGTGGCGCATGGGGCCAGGAGTGACCGTCGTGTCGGTCGTCGGGAACGCCAACGACTACAGCGTCCACGCCGTTCCACAGTCGGCCTGGTGACCGGTGGCAGCGTTCGGCATTGACCGGCGTGGTGTGCCCGGCAAACTGGCGGGCACTGTCGGCGACGACATCGAATGGACTGTCGGCCTACTCGACCTAACCACCGGCGCGATCACCGGGGTAGGCGCCACCATCGTCGCCACGGTAGGCGGCCTGTCCGCCGCCGTCGACTACTCAACTCAGGGCGTGTTCGTCTGCTCACTGACCGACGCCCAGACGGTGACGCTCGGGGCCGGGTCGCACGCGTGGATCTTCCGGCTCACCCCGGCCGGTGGTGACACTCAGACGTATGTGACGGGGACGATGACTCTGATGGATTCGAGCTCGAACGCTGGCGGGTCGTATGGCTGGCAGGGCGGGATCGTCGGGAATGTGGCGGTGACGATCGTATGAGGTCGCCGCTTGCTTCTCCGTTCCGTGGCGGCTGGCGCAACCTCACCCCCATGCGCGCCCGCGGCCGCGGGTCGAACACGTTCGTGCCGCAACAGCTCGGGCACACGGCCCTGTTCGACGCAAACAACGGCGGGTCAACCACACAGATCACCGACTCGAGCGGCGCTGGGGCGTCAGCGCTCACGTTCGCAGCGTCAACAGCCGCACCAACCTACCTTTCGTATGACGGCGTGCCGTACGTATGGTTGCCTGGGTCTTCGGGGAACTTCATATCGGCCAGCGATGCCAACCCGTTGGACATCACCGGGGATCTGACCTTGTGGGCTGATATCTCGCCAGATTCATGGACCGGCGCCACGAAGATCGTGATCGGCAAGTCAGACTCGTCGCAGGTGTCGTACGATCTGCGGCTCGGCTCCGGCGGATCGGTGGGGTCGGCCCACACTACCGACGGTTCGACATTCGTCACGACGGATTCCGTTTCGGTCGTCGGATTCTCTGCTGGCGCTCGTGGCCTGCTGGCCGCCACGTGGGACGTTGACAATGGTTCCAGCCAATACGTGATCCGCTATTGGACGTCAAGCTACGGCGGCTCCTGGTCGCAGCTCGGCACCGACAAGACCGGTTCAGGCCCCATCGCCATCTACAGCGGGTCGAGCCCGCTGCGGCTCGGCATCCGGAACACGACGGGGAATCCGCTGGCTGGGAAATTCCATGAAGCCGTTGTCGCATCCGGGATCGGTAGCGCCGGGGTGCCTGGCGGGTCGCCCGTGGCGAACTTCAAGGCGGTTGACTGCACGCAGTCAGGCGTCACCGACCAATACTCGAACGCGTGGACCATCACGTACGGGACGTCGGGACTGATGCCAGTGGTCAAATCACCGGCCGCGAATGACGAGGCAGCCGGGGTACTTGCCGACGGGAGCAACGACTACGCGACCGGCTCGACCAACGCAATCCCGCCGTTGACTGCCAGTGACGCGTGCACTCTTTACACGGTGACCAGGCCGCGAGCGACGATGACAACGAACATGACGTTTTTCTCTACCCGGTCCGGAACAGGTAGAGGGGTGACGTTGCGGATGGCGTCTGCTACGACTGTTGTGGCCGACATATCGGATGGCACTTCGACGGTTACCACGCCGGCTGTCACCATCACCCCAGGCACCCGCTACGTGCTCGGCGTGGTAATCCCCGCCTCTGGCGGCGCTTACTGCTTTGCCAACAACACCGCCGGTGCCACGCAAGCGAGGACCGGAAACACGGAAACGGGCGGGGCGTTGACGGTCTTCGCCAACAGCACGCCCGGCAACTACTGCCGGACCCATTCGCGAGTTCCGTACGCTGCTGTGCCTCGAGCGCTGACCGCAGGTCAGATAGCCAACCTGGTTTCCTTCTTCGGCGGCGGCGTGTGACTGCTCGCACCGTTACGGGAACAGCCGAAGTTTCTGGCTCTCCCTGTGTCGGTGCGCGAGTCGTGGCGGAGCTCTATACGGGTGTTGACGGGTCGACGGTGTACGTTGACAGCGGCGAAACATTATCTGGCTCCACGGCTACGTTGACAGACCGGAACGGCAACTGGTCTTTGGACCTGGAGCCGAACGAGTTGATTGTCCCGGACGGGACGGTGTGGCGGGTGCGGGTAACCCGACCGGGCGGATCACTGCTCGTGGACGACTACATCACCGTGCCTGACAGTTATGGTCCTCATGAGTTCGTTGATCTGCTAACGGAACCGCCGGGTGCGTTGCCATCCAGCGCAACGCTGGCGCAGATTTCTGACATAGACGCGGGAAGAGATTTCGGCTACTCCTCTGCTGATCTGCAAGCAGCAATCGATCTAGGCGTATCAACCGGCCGTCGCGTCTACCTACGGCCAGGCGTCTATTCCGGTGACGGCGTGTCTTGGACAGGGAAGGTGAACATCTTCGGGGCCGGGCCAGGTATCACCGAGATAACGGTCTCGGGCGCATCAGGGCTCTACTACCAGTCAACCGAAGGAACCTTCGATTACGCGCAACGCCACGAATCGTCACTCTCAGGGGTTTCCATTGTGGGCGTGGCATCGAACGGCTCCGAGGGCAACTCGACGGCCGGGGCGGCCGGGTTGACAATCTCTGATTGCGTAGGGTTCGCGGTGCGTGACTGCTGGGTTCGCGGGTTCACCAACGGGTCAGCGATAAGGCTGTTCAATAATCGCAAATGGACCGAGCTGACGGAAATAAGCCGCGTAGCGGTGTCCGGGTGCCTCACCGGGGTCGAGTTCCTGAGGGACATGACGCTCGGAGGGACTAACTCGTTCGGCTATACGAAGATACTTTCCATCCACGTCAACGTCCCGGAAGATGGGCAAGGCATCGACGTGGGAAGCGACGGTGATGCGGCGGTCCTCTACAACGCGACTGTGTATGCGACCATGCATCTTGACGACGGCGCCACCGGCATGGTTGTCCGCTCCGGATCTTCCGTGTGGAATAGCACGGCTGTGCGAATGCTCTGCGAGAACGAGCCCGGCGTGAGCGATGCGTCATCGACCAAGGTTGTTTCGGCCGATGGCGAGTGCCAGATGCAGGGGATCGTGCGAGGCACCCCGGATCAGGTTCCCTTGGCCGGGTCTGTCATGATCAACGGGGTATCGGCGGGGTTCACATCAGGTGACGTCGAGTTCGTCAGTTCGACATCACCCGCCAACGTGGCCGGCCTTGTCGCCTATATGCCGGCGTATTCGTATTGCAGGCTTGAGGCGCTGATCGCCTACGAGGGGCCTGCGTCCACGGATCTCGCATATGACGTCGCCGTGCCGTCAGGCACCACGGGATGGGTTGTGGGAGCTGCGCCAGATGTTGCAGCGTCAGGCACGGCAGTAAACCTTGTGTCGTCGGTCAACACCGTGTCTCAAGGGTCAACGCAATTTGCAGGGTCGATAGCTAATAACGTGATGGCCGTTCTTCTTTCTGGGATGATCAGGGCGGGAGCGTCCGGCGGTAACGTCTACATCCGTGGGGCGCAGAGAGTATCTGGCGGGACTCCGATAACAGTGAAATCGAAATCGTACTTGCAGCTCACACGGATCGATCTAGAGCGATGAGAACCGTCAGCAACGGCTCGTCCTACCCGTCTCGTACGGGTGGGGTGCGGCTGGTGGTGGTCCACACCGCCGAAACCCCGTGCGAGGAAGGCCGGGCGTACAACATTGCCGCCTACCTCGCGAACCCTGCGGTGCGTGCCTCCGCCCACTATGTCGTCGACCCCGGCGAGACAGTCGCCCAGGTCCCCGAGGAAGGCACGGCGTGGGCGGCGCCGGGGGCGAACAGCGACGGCATCC